TGTTCAGGAGTACATGAACTTCATGATCACGCAGGAGATGAAAGAGTATGATCCTGAGACGGATCAGCTGTTGTTTTATCTCCCGCTGTCGGGCAGTGCGTTTCGTAAGGTGCACTTTGACCCAGCTGTAGGTCGGCCTGTTTCTCGTTTTATCCCGTCTGAAAAGCTGATTGTGCCCTATGGCACCACCAGTTTGGACAATGCTCCGCGCATCACGCATGCGATTGATATGTCGATGAACGATGTGCGCAAGCTTCAGCAGTCTGGTTTTTATCGCAAGACCAAGATGAAAGATGCGACGGACTACGTTGATACAGATGAGATTGAAGAAGAGATAGATGAGCTTCAGGGTGTGAAGCCATCAGGCAGTTCAAACGATGAGTGCGAACTGTTTGAGATGCACGTTGATCTGGACATCCCAGGGTATGAAGATCTTGATGCACAGGGTGAAGAGACAGGCATCAAGCTACCGTACATTGTTACTTTATCACCCACTCAGAATACCGTTCTGTCGATTCGCAGGAACTATCAGCAAAATGACCCGATGCGTAAGCGCATTGATTACTTTGTGCACTACAAGTTTTTACCGGGTGTTGGTTTTTATGGCTTTGGATTGACCCACATGATTGGTGGGTTGTCGAAGGCATCGACTTCTATCCTGCGTCAGTTGATTGATGCGGGTACGCTTGCGAATCTACCTGCTGGTTTCAAGGCTCGTGGCATACGGATTCGTGACAATGACACGCCGTTGCAGCCCGGTGAGTTCAGGGATATGGACGCACCTGGGGGTTCACTCCGCGATGCGTTGATGCCTTTGCCGTTCAAAGAACCAAGTGGCACGTTGCTTTCGTTGCTGGGTATGTTGGTTGATGCAGGCAAGCGGTTTGCGTCTATTGCAGATATGCAGGTCGGCGATGGTAATCAGGAAGCGCCTGTCGGCACGACGATTGCGCTTTTAGAGCGTGGCAGTCGTGTGATGAGCGCGATACACAAGCGGTTGCACTACAGCCAGCGCGTTGAGTTCAATCTACTTGCAAGAGTGGTGAAAGAGTCACCGCTCAAGACATACCCCTACATGATTGCAAATGGTCAGCAGCAGTTGATGGCAACTGACTTTGATGACCGCATCGACATCATTCCTGTGTCTGACCCGAATATCTTCTCTATGAGCCAGCGTGTGATGCTTGCGCAAGAGATGATGCAGATGGTTCAGTCGAACCCGCAGATTCATGGGCCACAAGGGATGTATAACGCATATCGGCGCATGTACGAAGCGATGGGTGTACAGCAGATTGAGCAGTTGTTACCTCCACCACCGCAACCACAGCCCGTGTCTCCGAGCATGGAAAACTCTACGTTCCTGCAGGGTCAACCTGCACAGGCGTTTGAAGACCAAGACCATGACGCACACATTGCTGCGCATATCTCTTTGTTGAGATCACCAATTGTGCAGAACGTGCCACAAGGCCAGATGCAAGCTGCTGCGATGATTCAGTCGCATATCTATCAGCATATAGACTTCAAGGCGCGTGAGATGGCGCAACAAGACCCGCAGATCATGCAGATGAACCAGCAAATGCAGATGATGCAGCAGCAGGCTCAGATGGATCCTATGATGCAGCAGCAGTTGCAGGCCATGCAGCAGCAGATGATGCCGATCATGGAAGACAAGGTCGCCACCATTACTACGCAGTTGCTTGAGCAGTATGCTCCAGCGATGTCGGCACAAACAGAGGAAGATCCTTTGGTCGAGTTGCGTGACCGTGAGCTTGATATCAAAGAAGCGGATATGGAAAGAAAGGCGCGTGAAGCCCAACAACGCATCAGTATTGAGCAAGAGCGTGTTGATAATAATAAAGAATTAGCCGAAGATCGCATGGATCTTCAGTCTGAAACGGCTGAGATGAAAGATCAGATTGCCAGAGAGCGCATAGATGTTCAGCGTTCTGCCCAGATGGCGAAAACGGCTGAGAACGTAGCCAAGAATTTCTTCGGAAATTAGGAGGACAAATGAGTTCAGTACGACAAAAGATGGCAGCGGTTCAGAAGGCGCAGAATAAAGCAGCCGAACAAGCCCGCCTTGGTGTTGAAGCGGTTGCGCCAGTTGTTGAGGCGCTCCCTGAAAAGCCAAAAACTGAGAAAACTGAAAAACTGGAAGCCAAGCCTGCGCCAAAGAAGGCCGCACCTAAGAAGGCACCAGCAAAGAAAGCTGCAGCACCTAAGAAAGCGCCTGCTAAGAAGAAAACAACCACATCGTCTGCACCGAAAGGAAAGAAGTAATGAAAAGACAAACCAGCTTCCCGCAGCCCAAGGTCACTGATAGCAAAGTAAGTATTAAGGATCAGGGCACTGTGAATTATGCAAAGGCAGAGTCTGTTGCAAACCCAGGTGCACCCAAGCCTTATGGTGCGGGCACTATGCGTGGCACAGGTGCTGCATTGCGTGGTAAGAAGTTCTCCGGCATTTCCTAGGATACGCTCATGGCTGAACCCAAGTATCGCACGATCAAGATACCCAAGCCGCGCTCTCGTGGCATTCGGGGCAAGATGGCGTTGCAACAATGGCAGCGCAGTGGTGGCCGTCAGAAGCAAATACTGAACCCAGAAACAGGCAAGTATGAAAAGGCTCTCTTTGGCGAAGCTGGCCAGAGACAGGTTCAAAAGCTTTATCCGACGAAAGAACGCGGAGAGTCGATCAAGAAGGTAGAAAAAGCCAAGGTAGAACAAGCCAAACGTGAAAAAGCGGGTGCTGCTGAAGCTAAGAAGAAAGCTGAAGCCTTGCTTGCAGAAACGAAGAGAAAGCGAAAAGAGAAAGAGGCAAAAGCTAAAGCAGAAGCAAAGCCTAAGTTCAAAGAAGACTCTAAGCTTGTAGATGCTTTCAACAAAACTCCGTTAGGAAAGTCTGGCGATGGCAAGGTCACCTTTGATCCCAACACAGGCAAGTACGTTCTTGATGCTTTTGGTGCTAAGAAGTCGTATACGGCAGATGAGTTAAACAAAGAGATTAAAGGGGCTAAGCCGCCCAAGGCTGATCCAAAGCCTCAGTTGCCACCGCAACCAACACCGCCTGCCCCGACGGCAGCGGATACTAAGGCGCAACTGGCTGCTATTGCTGAAAAAAGAAGAGCAGAAAGAGGTGCAAGGTCAGAACCAACCCCACCACCTGCGCCTGTTGCACAAGACAATAAATTTAAACAATTATTAGATGAGATAGACGCAGCAGGAGGAAAGCTTGCTGATCTTCCTACGCCTCCATCAAGGCCAACGGCTCCACGGCCTGTAACTGAAATTAAAGCGGATTCACCGCCACCAACTACGGGCAGATTGACTCGTGGCCCTGGTCCAGAAGCACCTCCGCCTCCGCCTAGGGTTCGTATTACAGAGGAAGCGCCTAAGCCACCAGCACCCAAAGCTGATCTTTCTGCGTTGTCTGGGCGTGATCAGGCAGAACTTAACACTGTTTTGAAAGACTTGAAGAACAGAGTTGTTTCTCCAGACTTCAAAACACCTACACAGGCTGAGATCGCAGAGGCTGTAACGAAGGCAACTGGTGGCAGATTTACACCTCCAACTCCAAAAGTTGCCGAGCCTTCGCCGCCAAAGGCAGAGCCTGTTGTGCCAGCGCCTACAGGCGACATGTCTAGATTCGATTTGATGAAAGCGGAAACTGGAGGCAGAGGCGGCATCAACCCAGGCATGGGTGTATATCGTCCAGATGGTACAGAATATCGTCTAATGGATCCTGATTTTGATTATCAATCCATGATGAGAGGTGAGTATCCTACCAAAACAGACAAGCTCGGTAGTGGACAAGTTGAAGTTCCAAGCATTCCTGCGCCCCCTGATGCACCTACAACGCCTTCTGTTGTGACGCCAGATGAGCTTAGGGCTATGGCAAAAAGGCTAACAGAGGCTGCTGCAGACCCATCAACTACCACAAGTGAATTGATGGCTTTGAACAAACAAGTTCAAGATGCGACAAAACAACTGCAAGATCAAACATCGCAACGTCAAGCTGAAAGACAGGCGCAAACAGGAAAGACTGACGAAGAAATACTTGCAGAAGCCAAAGCGATTGTAGCTGGAATGGGGCCTAAACCCACGCCTACTCCTGCAGAGCCTCCCATGCAAGTGCGAACAGCTGATTTTCAAGACGCGAACAATAACGGCATTGATGACAGAGATGAGCCTGATTCAGGCGGAACCTTTATGCCTATGCCGGGAGAGCCTCCACCACGGGATGCTCCACCAAGAGAAGCTCCACCAGCTGCACCACCGCCGCCTAGGTTCGTAAACATGGATCCTCTGCAAGGCGTGCGCGAAACGTATGTGCCTACTAACATTCTTGGGCCTTCGTATGACCCAAATGTGCGGGAAGATTACGTTCAGAAGATGATGCAAGCAGGGGCAAACATACAGCAAGGTGGCTACCCAGGGTTCCAAATGCCGACATCTGCTGTGCCACAAGTGCAGTTTGGTGGATACGGCGCACCTGCACCAATGGCACCATTAGCGCCATATGCAGGACTAGCAGCGCCTCCGCAGCCTTATAGTGGCGCGATTGTTAACCCTGGCACGGGTGAGCCTGAGCCTGTTGGTATGGCACCGCCACCAAGGATTCCAGGCATATAAATGGATTCAATAGCTCTTGCTTCTTACATGATTAAGAAGTTTGAACAGTACGAGCAAGGTATTGTCGATTACACAACGTCGGGCAATATCAAGACGATGGAGGATTACAGATTCGCAATGGGTGAGTTATCAATGCTTCGCACCCTGCGTGACGAAATAAAAGAAGCGTTGCAGATTGAAGGAGACCCCCTCGATGAGTGATCTATCTTTAGATTCCATCGCAGCAAAACCGTCCGTTACGGACGCATATGTAAGCGAGAACGAAAGGGTTCTAGACCCTACCGTGTTAGACAAATCTCTGATTGAAAGAATGCCTGAACCTTCTGGATGGCGACTATTAGTTCTGCCATACAAGGGCAAAGGCGTAACAGATGGCGGCATACAGCTTCTTGAGTCCACTGTGAGCAAGGAGAACTTGGCGACATCTGTGTGTTATGTCATGAAAGTCGGCCCATTGGCTTATCAAGATTACGATAAGTTTGGTGGCGAACCATGGTGCAAGAAAGGCGATTGGGTGCTTATCGGTAGATATGCAGGCGCTCGTTTCTCTTTGGAAGATGACCATGAAGTTCGCATCATCAATGACGATGAAGTGATTGGCACAATTATCAATCCTGACGATATTAAGTCTGCATAGGTGAAACATGAGCGAAGAAACATTGAGCGAAGCGTTATCTAAGCTAGATAACGAAGACGATATAAACAGGGCTGCGCTACCCCCAGGGCGTAGAGTCGAAGAAGAAGTTCAGGAAGAAGATGCAATCATTGAGTTTTCTGAAGAGGAAGCTGACGATCTTTTACCTGTCACAGATGATTCTATTCAAGAGGACTTTGAGGCCGCGGAACCAAACACCGAAGAAGAGCTTTCTGAGGCAGAGGTTAAGGCAAGAACAGCCCAAAACAGAATCAATCAAGCTGTAAAACAAGCCAAAGAGTATCAGCGTCGTGAGTTGCAGGCGTTGCAATACGCCAAAGAAATCCAGGCGCAGAACGATGCTTTAGCTAATCAGTTAAAGAATACGCAAACGTCTAGTGCTGAGCAGAATTTAAAAATTCAACAAAGCTACAGTCAAGAGATGGAAAACCGTGTTGAGACTCAAGCTCAAGCGGCTAAGCGTAACTTAAAGACCGCTTACGAATCTGGTGATCCAGAAGCCATGGCAGAAGCTCAACAGCTTCTTGCTCGAGCAGAAGCGGATCGAAACGCACTTGCGAAGTATCGGCAAGACTTGTCGGAATACAAAGTGCAATACGATGCGTGGCTTGAAGAACAGAATCAACAAGTTCAACAAGCGCCCGAAATTGATTTTTCAACAGCTGAGCAGCCTGTTTACGAAGAACCATCTGTGCGAGCACAAGAATGGGCTTCATCAAACGAATGGTTCGGAACAGATAGTGTGATGACAAATGTAGCATTTGCCATACACAATGAATTGCAGAGCAGTGGAATTGACTTAGAGTCTGATGAATACTACTCTCAAATCGATAGACGAATGAGGGAGGAACTTCCTCATAAGTTTCCCGCAGGAGGCGAACAACAACCCGTCCAAACCGTTGTCTCCAATACGCGCATAACAGGAAGTGGACGCAATCAAAATAATCGTCAAGTTAGACTTAACCCCAGCGAACAGCAACTTGCTAGAAAATTAGGGGTTCCGTTTAAAGAGTACGCAAAACATAAGAGAAGGTTGGAACGATCATGAGCGAAGAAACTACAACAGCAGGTTCAAACAGAACCCCACGGGGTGCTTCTTCTCGGTCTACTAAGGCCGCAAGAAAGCCATGGACACCACCTCAAGTATTGGAGACTCCAGATGCTCCTGAAGGAATGCAGTATCGTTGGGTGAGAACCCACATACGCGGTGAAGCAGATAAGACTAACGTACACATGCGCTTTCGTGAGGGGTACGAACCCGTACACCCAAGCGAAGTGACGGGTTATGACCTGCCTGTTATCGATGATGGTAACCATGCAGGCACAGTCGGTGTCGGTGGTTTGATGTTAACCAAGATTCCTAAAGAAACTGTGGAGGAGCGGAATGCTCACTTTGCGCGCCAGACCGATCAACAGATGAATGCTGTAGATAACGATCTGATGCGCGATGAACACCCTGCAATGCCAATTTCCAGAGAAAGAAAGACGCAGGTATCTTTTGGGCGAGGCAACAAATCTTAGCCTCATTTTGATTGTGTTTAACTAGGAGATTCAAAAATGGCAAATCAAGATGCCGCTTTTGGTATGCGTCCAGTTCGTATGGTGGGCGGTGCCCCCTATACTGGCGGACAAAGCCGATATCGAATCGCTGCTAACTACGGCACTTCTATCTTCCAAGGAGATATGGTTGCTCAGGTTACTGGCGGTACGGTAGAGGTACACGCTGACGGAGGCACTGTGCCTATCGTTGGTGTATTCAACGGTTGTCAATACACTGATCCTACAACTAAGGAACAAGTGTTCAGCAACTATTACCCTGCAAGCACCAATGCTTCAGACATTATTGCGTTCATCATCGATGACCCAATGGTGGTCTATGAAGTGCAAGCTGATGCTGCATTCCCAGTTGCTGACCTCTTTGGCAACTTCGATATCGTCTACACCAGTTCAGGAAGCACCGTAACAGGTATTTCTGGCGCTGAGCTTGAGGTATCAACGGGTGCAACAACTGCAGCACTGCCTATCAAGGCAATTGATATTTCTGGTGATCCAGAAAACTCAGATGTTGCTACAGCGAATACCAACGTTCTTGTTGTTATTCAGAACTCAATCTTCGGCCAAAAAGGCGCGGGCTTAGCATAGGAGGCTAACTAATGGCTATTTCAAGAGCACAATTAGCCAAAGAGCTAGAGCCTGGTCTCAACGCTTTATTTGGCATGGAATACGCTCGTTACGAAAACGAGCACGCTGAGATCTTTGAAACCGAATCTTCAGACCGAGCGTTTGAAGAAGAAGTTCTGATCGTAGGCTTTGGTAATGCGCGTGATAAGTCTGAAGGACAAAGTGTCGGTTACGACTCTGCGTCTGAAGGATTCACCGCACGATATACGCACGAGACCGTGGCGCTTGCTTTTGCGCTCACCGAGGAAGCGGTTGAAGATAATTTGTATGACCGCCTTGGTGCGCGTTATACGAAAGCTCTGGCTCGTAGCATGGCACACACCAAGCAAGTGAAAGCTGCTAACGTATTGAACAATGCGTTCAATTCAAGCTTCACTGGCGGTGACGGCGTTGAACTTGTTTCAAACGCACACCCGCTGGCTGGTGGCGGCACTTTCTCAAATCGTCCTTCAGCGTATGCTGACTTGAACGAAACGTCTTTGGAAAATGCATTGATCAGCATTTCAACTTTTGTTGATGACCGAAACATGATCTTGGCTCTGCAAGGAACCAAGCTTGTTGTTCCGCCTCAACTTCAGTTTGTAGCTGATCGTCTGCTTGACACCCCCGGACGAGTAGAAACGGCCGACAACGACATCAACGCCATTCGGAACATGGGTCTGCTGCCTCAAGGCTACGCAGTCAACCATTTCTTGACTGACACTGATGCATTCTTTGTCTTGACCGACTGCCCTGATGGGTTCAAGCACTTTGAGCGAAGCCCGATTTCGACTTCTATGGAAGGCGACTTCGACACAGGCAACGTGCGTTATAAAGCTCGTGAGCGTTACAGCTTCGGCTTCAGTAACCCACGCTGCGTGTTCGCATCACAAGGCGCTTAATGTTTCACATGAAACATTGAAAGAAAGGGGCACTTGTTGCCCCTTTTCTTTTTCTGCTGTATAAAACAACTATCCCTGACAGGAGCAATCCCGCGCCTGACATTAGCCACGACAGGAGATCGACATGGCGAATACAACCTTTAACGGCCCCGTCCGTTCAAAAAACGGATTTCAAACAGTTTCAGTTAACGCCAACACTGGCGTTGTTACAGTAACCAGCGGCTCTAAGATGTCTGTAGAGGCAGCAGGCGGCGCTGGTATCGAAGGCACAGCAGCTGTATACGTTACCCAGGTAGAGCGCCTGAAGAGCGATGTAAGCACTAATGTGAACGTTGTTAAGACCACTATCATGATTGATCTTACTGGCTTAAAAGACGGCGGCACTGCTGGTGATATCATTGGTAAGGATGGATCTGGCGTTGCATACATTGGTCAGGTGACTACTGCAAACCAAGGCACTGTATTTGGCGTGACCATGACTTGTGTTGAAACACCTGCTGGTGGCAGCACAGACATTGATCTGTACTCGGCTACTGAAGGCACTGGTGTGAATGACACCGCAATTGGCGACTTGACTGAAACTCAAATCATCAATGCTGGCGCAGCTTCTGCTGGCACTATGGTTGCTGGTGGCGATATCGCTGCTGATCAGTATCTTTACTTAGTAAGCCAAGGTACTGGCGATGCAACTTACACAGCTGGTCGCTTCCTGATTGAAATCACAGGTTACGACGTAGCGTCCTAATAGGAGATAATTATGGCTGATACAGTCACATCTCAAACAATTCAGGATGACAACCGAAAAGCTGTTTTAAAGTTCACCAACATCAGTGACGGCACTGGCGAAAGCGCCGTCACTAAGATCGATGTAAGTGCTTTAGCAGCGAACAGCGGTGGTGATGCTTGCACAGAAGTGGCAGTGTCAAAGATCTGGTGGCAGTGCGTAGGCATGGGCGTTGAGCTTTTGAATGACGCAACTACTGACACGCTGATCATTGGCCTTTCGCCTGACTCAAACGGCTATCACGATTACTCTGTTTTTTCTGGAATCCCAAATGATGCGGGATCTGGTAAGACAGGGGACGTAAAGTTCACCACGATTGGCGCAAGCAGCGGTGATACTTATACTGTTATTGTGGAAGTTATAAAGAGCTATTAATGGCAACTTCTGGAAGCAGAGACTTTGAGCCAGATGTAGCAGAGTACATCGAAGAAGCGTATGAGAGGTGCGGACTTGAGCTTCGCACCTCTTATGACGCCGTAACTGCGCGCCGCTCTTTAAATCTATTGTTTGCTGATTGGGCAAACAGGGGACTAAATCAGTGGACAGTTACAAACTCTGCAACAACGCTAAGCCAAGGCGATGAGTATCTAGATCTAACCGCATCAACAATTGATGTGCTTGATGTTGTTTTGCGTAGAACTGAAAACAGTGAAACGACTGATATCCAGATGAACCAGATTGGCAGAGCCGAGTATTGGAATATCCCAAATAAAGATACCCAGGCTCGACCTACTCAATGGTTCTTGGATAAGCAGATAACGCCCCGGCTCTACATATGGCCTGCTTCAGAGAACGCAACTGACCAGGTTCTGATAAACCGCTTGGTTCGCATTGAAGATGCAGATGCCTCTGTTAACACACTAGATATGCCTTTTAGGTTTTATCCTTGTCTGGCTGCTGGCCTCGCTTATTACCTAGCGTTAAAGAAAGCGCCCGATCGCGTTCAAATCTTGAAAGGCTACTACGAGGAAGAATTCGCTAGAGCCGCAGATCAAGATGAAAGCAGAGCGTCCTTAAACATAGCTCCTGGGCTTAGTTCTTATAGGCGAGCGTAATGGCTTTTGCATCTGGCAAGCACTCATTAGCCATATGTGATCGATGCGGCTTTAGGTACAAGTACACTGAGTTACAGAAAGAGTGGACAGGGTTTCGCGTTTGTTCAGAGTGTTTTGAGCCAAAACATCCTCAGTTAGAGCCTGTGCGTCACATGGCTGATCCGCAAGCGTTAAGGCATCCTAGACCAGATGTTTCAGCAAGCAGTGTTGCAGGTTCTGGGGTTGTAAGAACGATTGATGCGAATCAAATGATGACTACCACTGGTGATAGTATTGGTTTTGCTTTTGACCAAGATGCTGCAACAGGCGAGGTGGGTACAGTAACGGTGGTGATATCATGAGCTTTACATTAGCTACTTTGAAATCTACGGTTCAAGATTATTGCGAAACAGCAGAAACTACTTTTGTTGCTGATTTGCCTACGTTTATACAAGAAGCCGAAGAGCGCATACTGAAAAACGTAGAGCTTCCTGTGTTCAGAAAGAATGTCACAGGGACGGCTGCAGCGAGCAACACATATTTGTCTACGCCCACAGACTTTTTATCACCGTACAGTTTAGCGGTGATATCCAGTAGCGCGTACATCTACTTGCTTTTTAAGCATGTATCTTTCATTAGAGATTACACGCCTAACCCAGCGACAACTGGTACTCCAAAGTACTATGCGCTGTTTGATGACACGACTTTTATCTTAGGGCCAACGCCAGACTCTACTTACACATTTGAGTTGCATTATAAGTATCGCCCCGATTCGTTGACTGCAGGCGCAGAAAGCGGGACAACCTGGTTGTCTACAAACGCCCCGGATGCTTTGTTGTATGGCACCTTGGTAGAAGCAGCTACTTTCTTGAAAGTCCCAGAAGAAGCAGCTCAATACGAACAAAGATTTCTTGCTGCTGTGACCGCGCTGAAAAAGCTTGGCGAAGGTTATGGCGCACGCGATGAAGCTAGGTACGATATTAATAGATCATAGTCATGTTTTTAAACGAACAAAAAAGCGAAATAGGAAACGTTTCTGTAGCTACCACAGACTTCAAGGGACACGACGTTGATTTCTGGGCTAAATCACTTTCAGACAGAATCGTCAGTGTTGGAGAAGAATGCCATCCTGTTATTGCTCAACAGGCTGTTGCATTTAAAGATGCTGTCTTGAAGCTAATTGCATACTATATGAGAGAGGCGATTAAGAGCGACAGAACCACGCTTATTAACGAATTAAACCGACAAGGCCATGGTGACATGGCTGAAATAATTAGGAGACTCTAATGGCTATTACGACAGCTCTATGCACCAGTTTTAAACAAGAGCTTATGGAAGCAGTTCATAACTTTAAAAACAGTGGTGGCAGTACATTTAATCTTGCTTTGTACACAAGTTCAGCAAGCCTAGGAGCAGGCACAACTGCGTACACAACATCTAATGAAGCGAGTGGCACAAACTATACGGCAAAAGGCGCGTCTTTGACTCGTGTAGATCCAACTACATCGGGCACCACCGCGTTTACAGACTTTTCTGATTTGACATTTTCAAATGTCACAATCACTGCGCGTGGATGTTTGATATTCAACGACAGTGCTAGTGGCGATCCTGCTGTATGCGCTTTGGATTTTGGTGGCGATAAAACATCAACTGCTGGTGATTTCACCATTCAATTCCCAACTGCTGACGCATCCAACGCGATCATTCGCATCGCATAGGATCTAACGTGTGGCGAATGTTACTGGCTGGGGTAGAGGCACTTGGGGTGAGGGCGCATGGGGCGAAGAGGCCCCAGTTCTTGTCACGGGTGTCGCAG